CAGTTGGGAAACTGTTCCACTGGGCTTAACGCAAGTAATAGCAGTGCTATGAGGGATACCAAGACGGTCAGCCCACTCAGCGTTAGTAGAAATAGCCACATCCCTCAAATGCTCCAAAGTTTCTGACAAGCCATCATTAGCCAGTGTCATTAGTTTGTTGTCCATTATCCCCGTGAGTGACACACCGAGCAGTCGTTCTGCTGCGGTATTTGTGTTCCACATCTTTCGCAGATATGGGAAGTGTGTGTAGGTTGACTGTATGGTTCCAAGTATAGTCGCAAGGCGGACTTTGTCTGCAAGGTCTTCCACAGTGTCTTTTGCACGGATGACCACCTCTGTGAGATTACAGAACTGATTCGGTCGTAAAATGATCTCCGAGCAGGGGTTTGTTCCGAACTCATAGCAAGACTCTCTACGGCCGTTTTTTGAAGCTTGCTTAACTGATGCTTGTCTGTTGAAGATACCACGTTCACCACTCCCACTTTCCATAAGTGCAGTCCACTCACGCATGAAGGACATACTATCAGGTTTCTCTGTATAGGCTACAGAGTTATTAGCCAAGGCACGATGAGTTGCATTTTCCCACCAAGCCCCTGATTTAGCATGACGCATACGATCATCAGATAGGTTACTTAGAGAGATCATAGCAGACCGTCTAACACCCCCTACAACGACAACTTCACCGATCTTACACATAAGGTCATGACACTCAAGACTTGACAGGCTACGGCCCTGTGAGGTTTTGAATGTAGTGACTGCAAAGTTGAACAGGTCAACCAAAGGTGCAGGGCCACTAGCCCGACCACCAAACGTCTTTAGTTTAGCACCAGCAGGGCGAACTTTAGACACATCCCACTTAGGAATTTCACCAGCCCATAGGAGTGCCAACACTTGCCTGAGACCCTTAGCCCAGCCTTCCTTGCTATCCTTGATGACGACAGTCGTTTCGCTTTCGAAAAGCGTAGGAACCTCAGGGAGTTTACTGACGAACTGACGCTCAACACTGAAACCAACCCCCGTACCGCAAAGCAAGATGAACATAGCCTCATCGAAAGACTTAGGATCATCTACGGGTAGGTAACTACAATTGTACATACAAGTGTTGTCACGTTCAGCAGCAATACCCGCAGTCATAAGCGATCGCATACTTGGCATAACAGATAAGCTAAGAATAGCTGACTCGATCTCACTCATGGTGTCGGGATCATCAGCTAAGTACTTGCCAGCAATATTAGTCATGTACCGATTTACTGTCTCGCCCCAAGTCTCTCGACGTCCAAGACCTTCAAGCCACCGAGCATAACGGCTGGTCGCAATAAAGGTTTGGTAGTCTGTTGGTAGATAGTTACTTTTCATGTGTGTTCTTTCCTCGTTGAATAATATCTTCGTCTAACCAGATCATACGATTAATGTCACCACGGTTAATGCCTATGTCTTTTAGTATAGACTCAGGCAGGGTGTTTAGCTGCTTGATAGTCTCTCGGTGTAGTCGCCAAGTCTGTAAGTATTTCCAGTATCTAGTTAGCCAGTTCATACTAAGTCTTTCAGGTTAGGTGGCTTATAGTTTGGACCCTTCATAACCTTACCGTGTTGGTCTTTAATAGGCTTACCATCCTCACCCAGCTTTGACATATTGGACTCATGTACCCGCTTAAAGGCTTCGTCTAAGTCCCAACCAAAGGTAACCGCATACCCATATATTACGTATACTAGGTCGGCTAACTCTTTTAATCTGGCGTGTGCCTGCGTCTCGTCTGTGGCCTCGTAGAACTCCTCTCTGATCAAGGCAAACCTAAAGTCCTCTAGGTCTGAGCCCAGCTTGTACTCTTTGTCCATAGGCTGACCCATGTGGTCAACGAACTGTGTAACCATCTCTTGTGTTGTTGCATCAGCAAACATAGGAAACTGGGCGATAGAGATGTCATCGTTCATCTCCATGAAAGCGTCTATGTCATCTTGGGTAATCATCTTAGTACTCCTCATCGTTTAAGTATTCATCTAAGTCTATTAAACCTGTGTGGTGCAAGTGAAGGGCTACTTCATCATGTGTCAAACCAGCGTCTAACATTAGTTGAAGTAGCCCAAAGTCTTCCACAACACCACGTAGTGTGGGATCATCATGGTAGTTAGTCATTAGGTCTCAGGGTCTACATGCTGGTTAAGGTGATAGTCGATTGCATAGAGTTGATACGCCCGTTCAACACTAGATTTCTTCATGTCTTCCAGCATCTTAGTAAATTCAAATAAGCTACTCATGTCTTCCATCCTTTAATTAGTTCCATATAGTGATCTAGCTTGGTTATTACTAGCCACTCTTGTCTGTCTGCTCTAAAGAAAACTACTGGCTCATACTCACCGCCTTGCTTGGCTTGGTCAACAAAGTCATAGATAGTCTTCAAGTTCTTCCTGCGCTTTACTTCAGCAGAGATAGGGATAAGCTCTCTTGCCCTTGGACTTAACTGAATGTCTTCCCCTTGTTGGCCCATAGCCGTTGACCTAACATCGTCAGGTTCTAGTGTTGGGAACGTCTTCAGTATCTTATCTCTTATCTCTTGTTGACCTAAGCGGCCTTTGGCTTTCGATGATGCGGCGGAACCCATAACTCTCCCTCCGTTCGTCTGAGCCACAGTAGTCGGGCATTTTCTAGTACCCTCTCTTCGTCTCCGTCATACCGATGTACCACAGCGTGATACAACTCCTTCTCGTTAGTGCAATGAACTAGCATGTCCTCTGCTTTAACTGGACCCACTCTGTGTAGACCCTTGATGTTATCTGCTGCATCACCCATAAGGATTTGTTTGTAGAACCAGTGTAGTCCGTCAAACCTGTCCATATAGGTAAAGGTCTTCTTAGTCAGGTTGTAGTGAAGGCCTTTGATTTGCAGCATGTCCTTGTCGATGGTAGCCACAACTGCACGATAGCCAGTGTTAGCTGCATCTATAGCTATCAGATCGTCTGCTTCTTCTCCTTCTGATGTAATAGCATCCCACTCTTCAGACAGATACCTGCGAACAACTGGCAACATACTAGGCTTAGGCTTATCACTTCTGTTTCCTTTGTAGACCGCAGTCTTTGCAATATCGAAACGAAAGTTGCCCTTGCCAGTTAAGTAAACTGAGTAGTCACCCTTCTCATTGTAGAAGGAACACTCTGCTAGTATCTCTTTCATAAACGCCTTAGCATACTCTAGAGCTTCTACCGCAGTACACTCACGCTTACCGTCATTGTCTTCTACTTTGTGGGCAGCGGCACGGTATGCCACTATGTCGCCATCCACGATAGTCTTTAAAACTGAGACCATACTTCTTCTCCGCCCATATACTTTGAGCCTATAGCTAAGTCTCCGAACCCAGCAACCCTAGCCACATTCTGACAGTGGTCTAGGAAGTCTTCGATTGTCTCTACATTAGAGGATGAGTAGGAAGCCTCACGATTATCGTCAGGCCCCCATGCTTCTTGGCTAAGGGTGATAAGCTTCACTTAGAAGCCATCCTCTGATACGGTGGACTGGTACTGCACCAAGTTGATCACACCGATCTTATCGACACGGTGTCCTGTACGATCGCCTTCACCATACACAGTGACCTTGACACGCACTTCAGTACCGTTACCTAGCTCACCGTCAGCGAACGACCAAGCAGCACCCTTAGTCAACTCATCACCTGACCAGTTAACGACCTGTGGGGCGCCACCCAGTGCCTCTGCTACGGGGTTTACATTGTCCCGCTTGAGGCGAATGAACTGACCGATACCATAGCCATCACCGTTACGTGGGTCTTTAAGACGCTGGTGTCCTCGGAACTCCTTTGCTACGCCAGCTTCCCAGAACATTTCTAGGTCATCTTGTGTAGCTGGATAGAAGTTCATGTTGAACTGACCTGTAGGGTGGAAGTCAGGGTTGCTATCCATGTTTTCTTTGAATACCCTTGCATACTCTACGAAGCCATTCATTACGATAACTCTTGCTTTACTCATTTTACATTCCTTTGTCTGAGTGTTTATAGTATATAGTAGTGGTAAAGGAGCTTTCAACCCCCTTTAGTGGATTTCTGCATAATTTTTACCAAAAGAATAGTCGATACCTAATGGTATGTTTAGGTTAACATCCTGATTGGCATATCTCATACAGTCTTTAAGGTCTTTAGCCAGTTCATCCCCCTTTGCTTGTGGTATTTCTGCAATTATCTCGTCATGGAACTGGCCTAGTATGTTGACCCCATGACCTCTAACGTAACTAACCCAAGTGTCAAAACAGTAGACACCCGTACTTTGGTTTAGTGTACTGAACCTGTCCTTGTCACTACGCAACACATGCCAGAACTTTGACACAGGGTTTTGTATCCAAGACTTGCCGAACAACTCCCTAACCTTAGCTTGGTTAGCCACCTTCTGTACGGCCCAGTTACGAGCCCAAAAAGCTTCTAGTAGGTTAGCTGCTGCCGTTTGTGTAAGACCTGTCTCACGTGCCAGCTTAGGGGCTCCTACGCCATACGTGGCACTGTAGTTCACCACCTTGTAATTCTTCCGTAAAGCTTTGAGGCTAACTTCCCCAGAGTTGTGCTTGTCAATGTCCTCTTGTGTGACAGCACCAGCAAACTTAGCAAGGTCAAGGTGAGGGTCAAACCCTTCCTTAGACATCTCGTTAACGTAGTCAGGGTCAAAAGGCTTCATGTAGTGACGTTTAGTAGTATCCTCTAAACTAACCATATCAGCACCACACAAAGTCATACCTTCTCTTGCTATCAGACAGCTACGGATTTCCTGCCCGTAAGGCTTGTCTACTGAAGGTAGGTTAACCAAAGGCCGTGAGTGCTTGAACCTAAAGGTATTAGTCAGACCACTGATGGTAGCCTTGAGGAACCCGTCTCTCTCACAAGAGATGAACGACTTAATGATACCGATACGGTGCGACAATACAGTAAGACCGTCTAGTAGGGCTACACCTTCGTTGACGTCTATAAGACGCTTAACACTGTTACATAGTTCACCGTCCTTACGGATTTGTGGTACCTTCCTTTCTACCATGTTGACACCATCACCTTCCTTGATGAAGTTAAACGTACAGGGCTCCCAGCCCATTGAGTATAACCACTCTTTCACCTGATCTGGTGAGTTAGGGTTAGCTGGCTCAGTCTTCTGGCAGTGCCGTAGGCTCTCCGTAGTCATGGGGTACTTAGCTTCAGCCAGTAGTGCAAACCACTTAGTTGCAGCAGCAGAAGGTAGGCCATTCTTAAGGGTCATACGATCTAGTGCTGGCTTGTGCTTCATAACCCAGTGTTGCTTCTCAGGCATAACTTGTACCAACTGATCGACCTTAACTGACTTGGCTGCTTCCCACTTAATTAACAAGTCGTTAGCCAAGCCATGATCTAAACGCCAGCCATTGTCAGCTTGCTCTCTAGCAGTCTGCATCTTGGTGGTCAGGTAGTCCAAGAACCTAAACTTGTCGAAGTCATTCAGGTACAAACGGTCAAGCTTCTTGTCTTGTATTGACCACAGACGAGAGTTAATCTTTACGTCTTCCTGACAACGGTGAGCATACTCATCCTGCGACAAGTTGTCCCAGTCTTCTACTACAGGCTTAGGTACACCGAAGTCCTCACCATAAGAGGCAAGACCGTGACTGGCTCTCTCAGGCGACAAGTACCAACTGACACTCAGTGTGTCGATTAGTTTTGCAGTGACCTTAATGCCCAAAACCTTTTCGATAGCAGGGACATCAAAGCCTACAATGAAGTGTCCGATGAGCGTGTCTTGGCTCAAGAAGAACTTACGCATCTCATCATAGTCAAAGATAGATACAGGCTCTGCCATGTCAGGTGTCTTGTAGCTTACAACGTGTATCTTGGTTAGCTTGTCCAAGAACCCGTCAGTTTCAATATCGAATACAGTCATCTCAGTCTCCTTTCACGTACCTTTTTACAAAATCTTTGGGACTTTTACACCTATACCTAGTCCTAAACTTCCAGTCCATCTTACCGCCCGTAGGGTTATTTGCTGCGCTCCACTTTTGTTTGAGGAGAGAGAACCTAAAAGTCCTATCACCCTCTTGTATATAAACGTAACCATTTGCATATTCATCTACCGTTGCACCCGCAACAATCAACTCTCTAATAGTCTCTAATCTACTAAGCTCCCTCTGTTCTGGGCCTTCAGTCTTATAACTGTCATACCTTTGAACCCTCTCACGTTCCGCAACAGGCTTCTGCTCCTCAATCCATACGTTCAGTTCCTCTAGGTTTATCATAACAACCTCCTGTGTATTGTCTGCACTAACTCTATAGCCATGCAGTACTGCTCGATGTTGATGTCGAAGTCCTTGCCGTCTGTATCTCCGTAGGCGCCCAGTAGTGTCCAAGCTTCGGGGTCGTACTTATCGTCCATGCCTAGCCTTACTATGATGTCCTGTGGCCCGTCAAGTGCTGGTACGATCACTGTGTAAACTTCGTTGTAGTTGTAGTAGTCCTGTTCGTCATCCATAGTCTAACTCCTGTAGTGTAAACGTGTCCATATTAAAGCGAAGTGAACCAGCGTAACCCTCTTCACTACATGGGCGGTTCTTTTCGACCTTCAAGGTAGTTGTGTTTCTCTCTTGATCGTCCTCTGCTTCTTTGTCTCTACTAAGGTCTATAATAACTGAAGCCCTTTGTCCAATCATTTTACAGTACTTCGGATCACCGTCATCGTTAGTGTGTGCGATAGTGATGATACCTACGTTAAGCTCTGCTGCTAACTTAGACAATCGTACAGACAAGTCCGACAACAACTCTTCCTTAGAACTCTCTGATCGACCTGACACTACATCTTGGATAGGCTCAAAGAATACATAACGAACACCGCAAGCCTCACGGAAGTATCTGATCTGCTCACACAACTCTTCAGTACCTTGGCCGTCACCTAAGAAGAATTGATAGATACACTCGTTGGCAGCTATCTGTCGAATGGCCTCTTCCACTTGCTCAGTGGCACCACCAGCGTCGATCAGGTCTCTTCGGGTCACGTTCATGCCCAACTTGTAACTAACGAGCCCTAAGAGGCTCCTAAGCTTTGTCTCTTCCAAGTGCCAACTGGCGAAGGGTACATCACGTTGGATCAGGTTGTACTCTAAGTACCGCATTACCTCTGTCTTGCCGATACCAGTGGGTGCCTTAATGACGGTAAAGTGACCTTGCATGAGTCCCATGATTTTGTCGTCAAGGGATTGGATACCTGTAGGCACAAACTGATGGTCGGGAGTCTCTCTAAACAGCTTAAGGAACTGATCAGCAGTGTTAAGAACATTGTCAGGAACATACTTCTTAGCGTTCCACCAAGCAGACTTAAACTCTTGTCCAGCCCCAGCCTGTAGAAACTCGTTAGCGTCTTTGTACTTGTCATGCGACACCCTGTATGTCTTGTTAGGGAACAACTTTGAAATCTTAGTGGCGATAGCATCACCAGCCTCATCACCGTCAACACTGATAATGATCTTCTCAAAGCTGTTGATCCACTCACTACAGTTCTCCCACAGCTTCTTAGAGGGGGTCGCAGAGGGCAACGATACCACAGGGTTAGTGTAGGTACCGTTCTTAAGCATCTGGGACACAGAGAGGGCATCCAGCTCTCCCTCAGTGATGGTCAACATCTTAGATGAACCAGCGGTAAAAAAGTTCATGCCGAACAACTCGTCACCCTTGAACCCTTCTTTAGCCCAGAAGCCTTTCTCTTTAAGGTTACGCACCTTCACGCCACCACTAGGGTACTTGTACTCTTGTGTGTTGTCGTAGGTCATTACACCGTAGTCTTCCATAGTAGAGGCTTTGATGCCCCTCATGTCTACGTACTTGCCATCACCCGTAGTGGGTATGGTCTTTGTGGTCGGGATATGTTCGCTCATGTTTCCTCTTTCTTTCTTCGGGTACTTATCGTCTGCCCAGTCAAAGGTAGCGTGTGACTTGTTGGCAGGGTAGCCTTGTCCGCAGCTGTGACACTTGCCATAGCCTTCTGTGTTGTACGCAAAGGCGTCAGACGAGCCACAGTCTACGAAGGGGCAGGGTTGGTGTGTTGTTTCAGTCATGTCTTTCTCCTATGGCGCTCAGGTCATAAACCCTTAGTATGATCTACATATCATATGGCAACAAAGATACAAGTAGAAAATAAATATTTATGTGCCCCTTGACAAAAAAATAAAAAGTTCCATTTACCTTAAGTACCCTTTAGTTAAACATAAGCTTTTAACTATTAGTATTAAACATAATAGTAATAACTTATGTTAAACTTATGTTAGTCACTAGCGGGTAACTTTCTACATTCCATAATGATTTTACCATCTTGTTCAAACACACAGTACATGTAGTTGTTGTGTGTAATGTACAACGTATAGGGGTCTAGCCATTCAATCTTCATATCTCTTCTCCTTGTTGTCGGTCATTTGTTGGTTAGAACCTTGACCATTTGCTTACTACTACTGGGGTCTTAGTATAGGCAAGTATTGCCCCTTAACTAATACAGGGGTGTTACTTTACTAACGCCTCTACTGATACTGGGAACAGTTTGATCATCTCACTTCTTACGTAGTCTGCTACTAACCTTGTCTCATACTGTGTGTCAGGCTTACATCTTAGGTTGCACATGTCCATGAAGGCATCTAGTGACCCTGACCAGTACCACTCTGTCATTGTAGACTGGGGTAGTACCATACGTGCTTGCTCTGGACACACTCCTGTAGCAATGGCATCATGGTAAGCGTCAAGGGCATTGACACATTGGATACGATAGAAGTGGTCTACGGTTTGATCACTTCTTGTCTCCATCTGAGTTATAAAGCCTTCACTACCCTGCTTTTTATCAACACTACGTCCACGCCACTTTTCGGGGTGATATATCTCAGGTAGGTCATCCACATACCTACGGCTAATCTCATTCCAACGTAAGAACTTATGCTTCACCAATTGTCGGGCTACAAAGATAGGAGCCTTGACATGAAAGCTGGCAAAGGCATGACCAAATGGTGACATGTGCTTATGCTTGGCTAGGTAGTGGATAAGCTTGGTGTCACCCTCTGTCATAGCCTTGTGTGTCTTACCAAAGCTTACCCTAGCTGCATTGACTACACTCAGGTCTGAACCCATGTGGTCTATGTACGTTACTTCTATCATAGTCCTGTGCCTTTCCACAGCTTCAACTGTGCCTTTAGTTTGTGGTTCTCTTCTAGCAGACGTTTGGCTTCTCTCTCCCACATATCTGCCTCTCTCCTTACTATCCTGTAGTCTTCCTTACATTTATCTATTGTCTCTACCCACACATCTCTGTTTATCATAGCTCTCTCCTAGAAGTTTGGCTCACCGTTATCATCAAATGTTACATCGTCTCTTACCCATATGGGTGCCGTATCATTTTCCACCGTAGGGACTTTATGATCTAGTACACCAAGCATACGCAACTCTTTTTTTAGTTCTTCGCTCATATTATTTTCTCCTCTGCCAGTACTAAATCAAATTCCCACGGAGGGTGCAAGCAAATTCCCACGGAGGGTACAAATTCCCACGTAGGGGTGACATATTTGTCACACAAAATTCCCACGTAGGGGCCAAATTCCCACGGAGGGCTTTCCATTGTAGGGGTATTGAAAATCCTGGGAGTCTGATTAAGAGTCTGACTAAGAGTATTAGTAAGAGTATGACTAAGAGTACTATTCAGAGTAAGACAAAGAAAAAGACCCTGAGTAATACTCAGAGCCTTAGTCAGATTAATATTATTAGTATTTAACAGGGTAATAGTCTGACCCATAGTCCTGCTTTCTTTGCTGAGGTTAGTGCTGACTCTGCGTCTGACTGATTTCTAAAGAACTTATAGTAGAGCAACTCTTTGCCGAACTCATAGTATGGGTCATAGAACTCTAAGCGGTAATTATAATACACGGAGAATCTCCCTTCCTCTAATACTTGTTAGTCCTATTTCCTGAGCCTCTGCCTCGATCCAGACCTTTGCTCCACATGGTAGCGGGTGATCTGGTTCATACTTTACTTCTGAGCTGACTTGCAGGTCTACCTCATGCACCTTGTAATTATGTTTATAAGTCTTAGCGGTCAGAGTCGGGTCATTCCTGCCGTTCTTAGCATTGGCTCTGATTATGTGTTGGTTAACGTGTATCCGTATTTTCATTATCTTTTCCTCTGAGGTTTGTTATCGTGATGATAGGCGAGTTGTGTAATAGTAGAGTGTCCGAGGTTTCGGACAGGGCAAGACCAAATAATGTCAGTTATTAGTTGGTTAACGTCCTCGGCAAAGGGCGCTTCGGTTGGGTTCTGAGCTATGACTGTATCTAAGTGTTCCAGCCAGCTCGTATCTATATCTTTTCTGCTCATAGTATCCCTCATAGTTTGCCCGTCTGGGCGTTTGCCTGCGTATGCGGCCCTCACAGGCCCTTCAGTGGTTTGGGCTATGGTTATCGCCTGATTGGCGACATGGCCCTGCAAGGGGCCTCTCACGGCCTGTGTGGTGGCCTGCCTCTTTCACCGAAAAAGGCCCGCCCAGCCTGTTAACTCTGAGCGAACCTCTTAGGTCATGTATGATAGGTAGGTATTACCAGTAAGCACGTCCTTGCAGCTTTACATCTACTATGTCTAGCTCTTGTATGAGGTCGTCATAGGTTATGTTATTAGCGTCAAGCCAGTCTGCAACCTGTGACGGGTATTCTCGGAGTAGGTCTGTAATGTCATCCCGCTCGTCACGTTCTGAGGTAGAGACAGACGACATATAAGGGTCGTCAAAGTAAGCGTTGGTTGCGATACGTCTATTACCAGCAACCCAGTCACTAGCATAGCCGCCAGCCTCATACTTGAACTCTGATATACTAGGGTCACGAGCTATGACTAGCTTTGACCAGTCAGCTGCAATCAGTGCATCTCTGAGTTGCTGCAAATAGTACACGTCCTGATGCTCGTTCTTAGTATGCTGGGCATAGTAACCGACAGACAGGTTAGTACACTCTGACACGTCTGAGGCATATTCGTTACTGTCAGTATAAGAGCCTGTATCATCTGGACGCAGGGGCAAGTCTAAGATACCTGCTAGGGATATTGCAAAGGCATCTGAGGCAGTACGCAAACCCATTTGATGTGTAATAATAGACTCCGTACCTTTGCGGTCGAATGATATTACGGCATCTAGTCGTTGTAACCATCTGGGCAAACGCTCGACTACATATCTGGACCCAAGGCAGCCTATCTCTTCTGAGGCATGGCAGACATAGACGCCCTCGATACCTGCTCTGATCATCTCTAGTTGCAACCATATGCCAGTGGTACAGTCTGCGCCTAAGCAAGAACTGTCAGATATAGGCGGCAGGGATATAGTATCGCCCTTGACTAATACTTCTTGCATACCGTCAACTTTGTGTACCGTGTCATGGTGACTGGCAAAGCAAACCTTCGGGGCCTTGCCTATGACTAGAATATAATTACCTTCCCTGTCAGGCTGACCGAACACTGGTCTAAGATATTTGTCACAAAACTCGTTCTGAGTAAGTGATGATTGTGGGCGACAGAACGCCAGCATTTCTACTAATTTGTGCATTCTGTACCTAGCTTTCAGTATGAAGGGTTGTCGGGTTGTCATTGTCATCTGTCTTTTCTTTCCAAATCTCTGAGTCGTTGCAGTAAAAGTAGTCTGGGTTGTCTGACACTTCGCTAAGCCCTACGATAGAGCCGTCTTCGATGTCTGCCATTTCACTATGAGGATATATCTGCAGGTCCCAGTCAGAAGTAAAGTGGTCGTCGTCGTATTCTTCCTGACTAATAGTGACACTGTGGGCAGTGCTCATAACAAACTCATCGTGCCATCTTTCGCCAGAGTCTGTGACTTCGGTATGATTACGACCGCAATGATTACACCAGTTCTCTTCTCCGTTCATAGTCTGAACACGTATAATATCATCGTTGTCAGTATCATCTCCGCAGTATTCGCAGCTGGTCACTCGCTCATAGTAACAGTCTTGGCAGTAGGTATCGCCGTCATGGCTCATACTATCATACTGAGTGACGTTATCACCACAACTCTCACAACGACAACTAGAGCCGTATAAGATACCTTGATAAGAGCTGGCGTTAATATCCCCGCCAGCGTCTATGATAAGGTATTTATCATCGTGCGCATCCTCGTTCAGAGACTGAGGCATGACGTCTAAGTACGGGGCGATGTATTCGCCTTCGTCGTGATCAAACCTAAGAAGCCTGCCGCCTTCCCAGTTAGAGTGACGACTATTATAAAGTTCCGTACCGTTGGCTTCCAGAGCCGTTTGGATCATGTCTAATGATTTCTCACAGACGCCATATATTGGTGCAGCTCTGGGAGTTTCTTTGGCAGTCAGTACGACACAACGGGAGCATATCAATCCCTTAGCATCTTCTGTCCAATAGATAGTAAAATCCCCAGAGCCATAAGCCTCAGTAGGTTGGAAACGTAATTGCCGAGTGTCAGTAAAATTGTATCTCATACAACTATTGCCGAGGTTCTTTCTGGCGCTGGTAGTGTCAGGGTTCTCTAACTTGCCCATGGGAGAATGGTATGCGTGAGCAAAATTAGCTCTGCTCTGACCAGACTTGAGGGTCAGCTCTCTGACTGAGAACTCATGACGGTAGGCGTCATTAAGTATCTCTATTTCCTTATCAGACAGACAAGGGAACATCCGTCTAATACCTTTGCCGCCCCGAACCATTATGCGGCCTTCCCTGCCCTTGTTTCTGCCCTTTTGATCAGGCCAGAGTACCATGAAACCAGCAGACGCAGGCTCTACATTGGGCAACATAGCTGACAGTATTAACTGGATTGCTAAAGGTACGTAATACCGATAGTTCCTAGACATTGCCGTCATCATGTATATTAGGGTGTCCGCCTCTTGCTCAGTAATATCACCAGCCTCGGCAGCTTCCCAGCAATCCCTCTTAGCTTGTCTCAGAGTATAGTACATCTGGTCCAGTTCTTGATTAGCTAATCTCTGGATGCGAGGTTCGATCCAGTTCTTAACCCTACGAGCAAGACCCAGAGATGGTGGGTCAGAGACTATTGAATAGTCAGGGAATGACTTGAGGGTCTTATCCCAAGGGCGCAAAGATATTTCTGGAATGTAACGGTCGGCTAAATCATAGCTGATCATAATAGTTCTCCTATAGGTTCTACTGTTAAGGTTAGGTATTACTTGGCTTGATGCCAAAAAGCTGCACCAGTGGTATTAGAGGCATGCAGAGCTGCAATCTGTTCTCTGGTCTTAAGGCCAATGTATTTAGGCTTGCCGCCCTTTGGGCAGGTAAAAGCTCTGACTAAATCGTCGTTGTTTTTCTGTTCACGTGTCATAATAGTTTCCCTATTAGTAAAAGCTCAGAGTGAGCAGGCCAAAGTCATTCTGACCCATCCTTTAATTACCACAAATAGCCTCAGAAGTCAAGCAGGTATTTGTTCTCTGAGGTTTACTCATAGTTAAACTATTGTGATCACAAATGCAAAAGTCTGTGATCACAAAATTCCCAGCTTGTGATCACAATAGTTATTCTAAGAGTTTATCTCAGAGTGGTCGGCGGGAAAGCTCTCTGGGGGATTTTCTTTTGTTGTCGGGGGTTTAAGGTCTGAAATATCGTCTGAGAATCGTAAACTGGACTTATCGGGCAACAAAATCATAGGTCCAGATAGGGGGGAAACTCTTAGTCATAGTCTTAGTATTTTCTTGAGTAAACGGATGAACTACGGCTATTAAACATATGATTACTCAGACTATTTCCCACGGTAGGGGTCATAGTATTACTATTAGTAAGACTCAGAGCCGCTTGCGGAGTAATAGACGAAATCATACTCAGACCAATTCCCACGGTAGGGGTCAGACTAAGACTCAGAGTATGACTCGGCCCCATGAGCGAAGCGAAAGTAATACTATTGTTCGGACCAATTCCCACGGTAGGGGTCAGACTATTACTATGAGTATGACTCAGGCCCCATGAGCGAAGCGAGGTCAGACTAAGACTATTTCCCACGGTAGGGGTCAGGCCAATTCCCACGGTGGGGGCTATTTCCCATGGTAGGGGTACGGCTATTTCCCATGGTAGGGGTATGAGTAATACTATGAGTCAGACTCAGAGGCACTCTCCTATAGGTTGAGTGTATTTTGTTTTACTCGCTCTCCTTTAAGGTGATCTCCTTTAGGTTGATTAGAACGATTCTAATACAGCTTTAGGTTGTATCGCCTTTAAGTTGTATAGAACGATTCTAAGTACCGTATAGGTTGTATCGCCCATAGGTTGTATTAGAACGATTCTAAGTACCGTATAGGTTGTATCGCCTATAAGTTGTATTAGTGTTTGTTCATACAACCTATGGTTGCATTGCGGTCACTCGCCTATAGGTTGTATTAGGCACTATCTTATGATACCTCTGACTATGCCTAATAGTGCTTGCAATTACCCCTAAAGTATGTCATTGTATTCCTATGGGTCATAAGATACCCTTTACCGCCTAAAGTATAGGCATTAACCTTTGGAGATACTACCATGACTAAAGAGACAAACACCCCTACTATCGAGACCCCAGTACACCTTTTGGATGGTGAACTACTCAAAAGTGCTAAGACCTCTCTTGAGTATGCCCTTGCACCTCAGAAAGTATTACGCCGTGCCATGCTTACGGTGGTATGTGATTTACTAAAGGAGACCTTAGTGCGGTTTCCCAAACTTTCGGATGATAACCGTATCAAAATGGTAGACGGGGTCGTCAATTCGTATGTAAGGGAATTTACTAATGGTGGTAACCAAGCCTTTGGTCTACCATCTAAAGTATTGTTCGTTACTACCCTAAAGACAGTCTTCTCACCAGAAGAATATCTCCTTATCTCAAAAGGTGGTAAAATGCAAGAAGTAATCAAAAGTATAGAGAACGTTGCTAAAGACGATGGTGACGCATCCGAATGGGACGAATAGTATGTTTAAGGATATGTTATACATCCTTTTGCAGGCTGTCCTCCTCGCAGCTATCTTTTGGATAGTTTTAGTTCTCGGACTGGGTATGGGATAGACTAAAGTAAGGGACCTGTACTAAGGTATGGGTCCCCTATATTCTAAAGTATAGGTTCTCGCCCTTGGCGACTTCACCCCTATCTATAACATAAAAAAATACCTTGGACTAACAGCAGTAGCGACAAAGTGTCACATTAACCCAAATAAACACATGTCCACCCCTTGACAATCAAAAGTTAGTACCTATGTATCATAAGACAGGACAGGCTACATATGTTATACATTTGTTAAGCTTAATTAGATTACTATTAGTTTTAATCATAATAGTTAATAATTAAAAGAGACAAATGACAACATATGTTTAACTTAAGTGGTAGGTATATGTTAGTAGACTTTAGAGAAATCGTACACCATGACAACAAAAAGATCATAGACTTTAGTGTTTATTGTGTTGTCAAGTATAAGGGCAAGAAGTCTTACTATATAAATAAATCTAAAGAGGACTGCTTACTAGACCTCATAGAAGATATAACTAAAGAAGAAATCTTTGTAGAGGAACTAGAGCCTTAAACTTTCTTTTGTTGCCAATCAATAGTTTATACGAAATATACAAAATAGTTACCCTTTGGGGGTTGACATTTGCAAAATAGTACCTATGTGGTATAACACGGCAAGAGTCAAACTCATACCTCCCCAACTGTTTTATCAATGAGTGAGACGCAGAGTAGCTGACCTTGCCCCCTTATTTTCCCATGAGAGACCTTATGACTTATCCTAAAAATCAGGTGTTGCCCTATAGTAAGCCTATCTCTAAGTATGTCCGTCAGGCAGTGCAAGACGGTGTACAGATTAAAGATATTATGGCTGCTGTAGCTAATAAGTATGAGAGCGCCCCTAGTTCCCTTGGTACCTTCTATAAGTTGTACGGTAGTGACATAGCAGAAGCTAGATCAGAGATTGTATCTAAGGTAGGCAATGTAGTTGTACAGCAAGCTATAGACGGGCACTTCGCCTCACAAGAGCTGTTCTTGCGTAGTAAAGGTGGTTGGAGTCCTCAGAGCACTGTTAACGACCCCGATGAGTACACAGACCCAGATCAGGACTCTAGTGCCATTGACGCACTGATGACCTTACTGGGCAAGGAATCTGATGAAGACCCTGACACAACAAACGAAACGTAAACTGACAGCAGACTCTCTACGAAACTTAAGCTCAAGTAAGCTTAAAGAGGCTCTCAGTCAGTTAACTCCTGAACAAGCAGAAGAGTTAAAGCATGACTGGTCATTCTGGGCTAGACAAGACCAACTAGAGCCAGAGGGTAAGTGGAACACTTGGGTAGCCTTAGCTGGTAGGGGTTGGGGTAAGACTAGAGCTGGTGCTGAGTGGGTCAGGCATAGAATCAAGATGGGCGATCGTATCGTTCATTGTGTTGCCCCCACTAAAGGGGACGTCAGACGAGTTATGGTTGAGGGAGACTCTGGTCTCCTTAATGTTTGCCACAAGAGCGACAAAACGTACCGTAAGGCTGACATGGGTTATCCTGTCTGGTCTCCTACTAATAACAGCATGTCTTGGGCTAATGGTGCTAAGGCTGTTTTCTTCTCAGCAGAAGACCCTGAGAGACTTAGGGGTCCACAGGCTCATAGTGCATGGTGTGATGAGTTATGTGCTTGGAGAAACGCACAAGACACTTGGGACATGATGCAGTTTGGACTACGATTAGGTAAGCGACCTGTAGTCTTCGTAACTACCACACCTAAGACTACTAAGCTTCTCCGTGGCATACTAGATGATGAAACGACACATGTATCTACTGGATCAACTTTTGATAATAGTGCTAATCTCGCTGATACTTTTCTTACCGCCGTAAAGAAGACCTACGAGGGAACACGATTAGGGCGACAGGAACTCTACGCAGAAATACTAGATGAAGCCTCTGGCGCCTTATGGAACAGAAACCTCCTAGCATCCTGTGAGATAGACAAAGACGAATTACCTCAGTTAAACCGTATTGTAGTAGCTATCGACCCAGCTATTAGTAATAACACTGATTCGGACATGACTGGTATTATTGTAGCCGGTGTAGACGTTAACGGCACTGCATATGTCATAGAAGACCATACAGGCAACTACAGTCCTCAAGCTTGGGCTGCTAAAGCTGTTGAGTTATATAGAGAGCATATGGCTGATAGGATTGTTGCCGAGAAGAACCAAGGTGGCGACATGGTTAGACATACCCTGCACACCGAAGATGAGACATTACCAATACGCCTAGTCCACGCCTCAAGAGGCAAGATGGCTAGAGCAGAGCCAGTATCTGCACTCTACGAACAGGGGCGTGTTAAACACGTCAGAGGGCTTAACGACTTAGAAGATCAGATGGTTCAGTGGGAACCTCTTGGGTCTATGGGATCACCAGACAGACTTGATGCGATGGTATGGGCTATCACTGATCTTAGTCTTAACGGATACGCCAAGCCTCAACTTAAATTGGCCTACAGTTCGGCTAAAGGACTATTATAGATGCCTAGAAAACTAAGCCAGAGTAAGGCCACACAGACCCTTGGAGTAAGTGGTCAGAATGTTCGTAACGGTCAGATTCGTTCTGACGAGTTTATACCTGAGTTACGAGGTAAAGCTGCGATACGAAAGTATCGAGAAATGAGGGACAATGACAGTACTATTGGTGCGGTTATGTATGCAGCTGAACAAGTACTTCGTGATGTCAAACTCAAGGTGGAGCCAGCTAATGATACCCCTGCAGCAAAGGCTGAAGCAGAGTTTGTCGAGAGTGTCCTTGATGATATGGAACACTCCCTTGATGATCATATTGCAGAAGCACTATCAAGCCTTAGTTATGGCTTTGCTTGGTTTGAGGTTGTCTATAAGCGCCGTGTTGGGCCTACTCAGAGGTCGTACAAGAAATATAGTAAGCATACTGACGGACGTATGGGTGTGCGCAAGATTGTGTGCCGTGCGCCTTGGACAGTCTCTCGGTTTGATGTAGACACCAAGACAGGCGAAGTATTAGGACTTTATCAGGACACAGGCTATGCCCTCTCACAACACTATATCCCAGCTAACAAAAGCCTTTATTACCGTACTACCAGCATTAACGGTGATCCTAGTGGCCGTAGTATCCTACGTAATGCTTATACGTCTTACCAGTACTTAAACAACCTACAGAGCATAGAAGCTATAGCAGTGGAACGTGAGTTAGCTGGTATCCCTGTTGCTCGTATTCCCTCTGAGTACCTCTCAGGAGATGCTACAACAGCACAGTCTGGTTTTGTTGCCAATCTTGAACGAATCTTACGAGATGTAAAGTTCAACGAGCAGGGGTATATTATTACGCCTAGTGATACCTACCCTGATAAAGATGGTTCTCCTACAGATATACGTCTGGTAGATGTAGAGTTGATGAGTTCTAGTGGCACTCGTAACCTAGACATCGACCCCATTGTTAGGCGTTATCAACATGACATTGCTCGTAGTGTTCTCTCTGAGTTTCTTATGCTCGGTGGGGGTAACAACGGATCATACGCACTCTCTAAGAGTAAAACTGACCTGTTTCTACGTGCATTAGAAAGCTACATCCAAGCTATTGTAGATGTGTTGAACAAGCAGCTAGTAGGACGCCTATGGCAGCTTAACGGACTTAACTACGACCTTATGCCCTGTATCAAGGCTGGTGATGTTGCCCCACACGACCTACGTGAGATTGCAGCATTTCTTCGTAACCTTAACGGTGCAGACATTAACGTCAGTGATCATCCAGAGGTTATACAAGACCTTATGGATATAGCTGAACTGAACTATGACCCTATTAAAGAGGTCGCAACTGAAACTGACCTGTCCGATGAGGCAGAAGAAGACAACAAGGAAAATACATAATGGGTACTATTACAACAGGACTTAGTAACGCTTTTAAACTAGAGTTGCTTAAAGGAAACCACGATTTTGATAGTGACACAATGCGAGTTGCACTGATTAAAGAAGACCCTACTTCCAGTTATGGACCTACTACAGTGTCTTACTCGGAGTTAGGTTCCGATCAAGCATCTGGCAGTGGTTATACTAGTGTCTATAACACTCTTAGCACAGGTGCAACTGCTACCTTATCAACAACAGATGCAAGTGGTAATGCCACAGTCTATCCCCAAATGGATGGCACAACTGCTATCTTGGACTTTAACGATGCAGTGTTCCAAAGTGTAACAACATCTGCTGATGGTTGTATATTATACAATCCCCAGTTTACCACTAATAATATTATTGCTATCTTTGACTTTGGTGGAACTGTTAGTGCTACCTCTGGTGACTTTACCGTACAGTTCCCAGCACCGGGCGCAGCAACTTCTATTCTTCGCCTAGCCTAATACACTCTTAAGGGATTAAAGTCTTATGGTAAAGCTAGTCAACAGAGCCAAAATGACAGTCGCTAGTGGCGGTGCGGGTACTTTAACTCTAGGCACCGCCGTTGACGGGTATCAAACCTTTGCAGATTCAGGGGTTTCTACTGGTGACCATGTAAGATATGCCATAGAGGATGGTTCTAGTTGGGAGGTAGGTTTAGGGTACTATAGTGCTACTGGACCTACATTAGCTAGGAACACTATTCATGAAAGTAGTAATGGTGGAAATGCAATCACGTGCGGTGCGCTTGCTGTAATCTTTGTTACTATGTCAGCAGAGGATTTTTCTGACAATGCCGCTCCTGTTTTTGTCAATTCAATTCCAAGCACGTTAGCTTTGACTCCTAGCGGTGTCTCGACGATTGACGGCAAAGCGTTAGATGATGATGGCTTCCCTGTTTCATACTCCTTTGACGGTCACACAGGCAATACGGTATATAGTGCTAGTAGTTTGCCACCTCAATTATCAGCGGTTTCAATCGACCAAACTACAGGCGTTTTTTCGTTGACGGCGACTAACTCAGCTAGTGGCTCAGGCAGTCACTTTTTCCGAGTTCGAGCTAGTGATGGAGTTCGAACCAGCACTAGATCAGTAAGCTGTAGCCTCTCGTTTTTGCCAACAGCCGGACTGTTGGGGTTTTACGACATGAAGGACAGCAACAGTTACGCTGGTACTGGTACAGCGTGGGCCGATGTTTCGGGAAATTCAGGACCAAATTTAGTTATAGACACAAATTCGGTCACTTATAATAGCAGCGGTATCGGT